CATGACTGAGACTAGTAGTCTTAAATCAGCCATATTTACCAGAAATCTAATGCATTATTACATTATGCAGATGACTATGATGGAATTTATAGATCCAGATGCTGCTAAACAATTAATGAGTGGTCTTAATGGTGAGTCAGACTTTGATAATCAAGGCATGGACGATCTTATAAATAAGATGTTAGATAGTAGACTATCTAAAAACATGCTAGATGATGCTATACAAGAAGCTCAGAATACATGTAAGGCTATGGATGAAGCTATACCACAAGATCTTCAAGATGAGATGTTTAATAACGTCAAAGATGGAGGAGCTAATGCAGGTAAACTAAGTCCAGATTACATTAATCAAGTGACTGCTAATATTAGGAGAATCAATCTATCTATGGGGTCTCTTAAAGACAAGATTAAGAAGTTAATGGATAAGTCCAAGAACTACTTTTCTGCTAAGAAAGAAACTATCCAAGAAGATTTATTCAACTCTGATAATTTAGCAGGCTTAGATGAATATGTATTCTTACATCCTCAATTGAGGAAGTTCATGATTGAAGACATTATGATTAAGGATAGTAAGTCTATAGGTAAGATTAACATCTATATAGACATATCTGGTTCAATGTCAGACACATGTGGAGTGGGAGATATAGATGGAACAAGAATAGATAAGCTAGACTTTTGTAAAGCATTTGCACTTAAGATGCAGGATTTAGGAATGTTGAATAAAATATATACATTCAATAATCATGTAAAAGAACTTAAGACAGATGTGTTTTCAATAGCTAATTTAAGTACATGTGGTGGTACATCAATTAACACTGTGGTAGAGCATATCAAAAGACATGATGATAATGCACTAGTAATCACAGATGCTGAAGATGGATGCCATAGTTATTCAGAGAAAGCTTTCTTTATAGGTGTGAAAGGTGCAAACTTTAATCACTTTGATAAGAAGACTATACAGAAGTATTCTGAAAGCGGTCAAGTAGTAGTATTTGATGGTAACAGAATATTTAATGTTAACACAAAAGGTGGTATTACAAATTAATTTTTGAACCTACCACCATAAATAATAGCATAGGAACTTGGGGATTAGTTGAAAGACTAGTCCTCAATCCTATGTTTAATTTAAAACGCTTGGTAAAAGCGTAGTCACTAGATACACCAGTGATAAATCCCATATCTTGGGAAACCACAAAATCCTTAGTATCAAATAGATACACAACAGGACTCCCTGATACATATAGTTCAGGAGATAAGTTTAACCTCTTATTGACAGCAAAAGGTCTAGTATAAAATAAAAGAAGATTGTGCATTAGATTGTCTTTACTAAAAGACAAAGTGTAGTTGGCACCTGTAACACCCCATTTACCCATAGGGTAGATATAAGCATATGTTAAGAAACTAGAAACGTTTCCAAACATCACTGCTGTTGTAAAACCAAAGTTAGATATAGATTCTAACTTCCCAGCATTGAAATTCATTTTAGTATATCTAGAAGAGACAACAAACTGTTTTAGATTACTCCAAACCATACCGCTTACGCCCCAGGAAGATGCTCCAGTCATAGAAGACTGAGATATTCCCCCGCTAAGTACTAACGCTATACTAGCGTCAACATTTTGACCTGCAGTTAAGTCAGAGTTAAATAAAATAGGATTCATCCTAGCCTGAGCTTTATTAGAGGATTTAGAATCCTTTTTACTGTCAGACTTTTTCTCTTCAGATTTCTTTTCAGACTTAGACTCTGATTTAGATTCAGACTTTTCTTCAGATTTAGACTCAGAACTACTTTCACTCTTAGATTCAGATTTAGACTCTGAAGATGAACTACTAGAACTTGACTCAGAACTTGATGATGAGCTACTGCTAGAACTAGCAGGTGCTGGAGCAGGGGCAGCAGCAGGTGCAGCAGGAGGAGGAGCGGCTGCTGCAGATGAGGCAGCGGCAGAAGCAGCTGAAGAAGCGGCACTAGAAGCCGCAGATGACGTTGCAGAGCTTACAGCAGCACTTACTGCAGCAGAGACAGCGTTGGCTGTAACTGTATTGCTAGTTTGTGCAGTTTGAGCAACAGAACAGGGAGATAATTTTCTATAGTCTTCATACACTTGATTAAGCCAAGCCTGAAATGCACCAGAAGATACATCAGCGGAAGTAAAAGTACGAGACTTATTATAAAAGACAATAGTAGTAATCCCATTGATAGGAATACTAAAAGTGCTAACGACTTTTGTACAAGGGTCAACAAAAGTTTGTATAAGAGTTTGATTATACGCATAAAAAGGTAGTAATACTACTAAAATTAGAGCAAATATAAACTTTTTCAATCACTTTAACTTGTTTAAGATGACTAGATTAGATTTGATTAAAGCTGCAGTTTTAACTCCAGACTTAACTGATCTCATAGCTCTTTTCTTTTTCTTAGCGTTTGCCATTGTAATTAAAATTTAAAACTGAAAATTTGTTCCTATCATAAATAGGATTGGGTTACTCTTTTTGTAGCCAACTGATTCACTTAATTTATCCCAAGTTGTATTATATCTGATATTAGTGTTTAATATAAATCTTTTAGTTATTTTCCAATCTACAGATGTACCGTAGTATAAGTCTAAATTGAAATCATTTAAGTACCCAAGATCAGATGCTGTTCCATCTTTAAATTGTTTGTAGATATCACTCATAGTAAATACTTGAGGTGATATATTTACTCTTTTTGTTTTAAATGTATATGTATACATAGCCATACCTCTGTAAGTAATTTGACTTGATGCCGGCATTGTTGGGTATATTAAATCTACAAAGTTACCATCTATATCTACTGTATATTTTCCTTCCCATTCACCTTGGTAGGTCCCCCAGAATGTTTTAGAAGCAATTAGACTATAGCCAAAGGTTCCAAACTTTTTAGATCTAAATACATCTATAAATGATAGTGTAATATCTTTCTGAAAATCAAAATCTGTTGAATAAAAAGATTGTATTGTAGTAGTTCTTGTATCTGTATTTCTGCTGAAACCATATCCAACACCATAATAATTCCATACTGGGTTTATTGATGATGCAAATGAGTGTCCCCACTTACCATTATTAGATGACTTACTATATCCCAGATTCAGTGTGGTAGATACTTGTTTACCAATTATACCCACTGATAGGTTTGATGATGAAAGAACATCTTTTGAAAAGTCAACATAGGATTGTAATATACCTAGGTTATTCCAATCACCACTTTCTCCAAATAGTTCTTTAGGTGATAGCTGTAATGTATCAGGTTTTTGTACCTGTGCATTTGATATAAATCCAATCAGAACTAATAATATAGTTAATAAGTATTTCATTACTTAGTAAATATTCCTTTTTTAATCATTCTATCTAAGATTCTAGCACACGCTATATCTAGGGCTTTCTTCGTAGCAATAGATATAGTGGATTGATTAAACTTCACTGGGTCTAAAGAAGCATCAGATAAACCTGAAGTCTCTTTAGTAGTCTTAGCCTCACCAAGCCCAGAGGCAGAAATAATGGTTGCTGTCTCAGCATCTGTAAATCTAACTTGTAGACCAATACGTGTTACCATCATTTGTTTGGTATCACCCTTAATATAAACAGACTCGTCTTCTGATATAGAATAATCATAGCACTCAATAGTAACAAAATACTTAGCTAGGTTAATTTTACCTCTACCGTCTAGTTTATTCTCAGAGATGCCCGATTGTGAAGCTTGAAACTGCTTTACCATACGGTTTTTAATCTCTGTCTTATCCTCTGTAAACTTGAACCTATTAAGATTCTCTAAATACTCCATAGAAATGTTAGCTACGCCTAATCCTACACGCTTTTCTTTAAGCTCCGGATACATTTCATACATCTCATCTGATATACCCGCTTTAAGGATTTGTATAGGTATTTGTACACCTTCATAGTCTAAAAATTGTGATATGTCTATAGCCTTTTCAAAGCTAGCTTTATAATTCTCAGTTTGAGTCTTAGCTATCTGAGCATTACTGCTAATAGTTAATAGTAAACCTGTTATAAAAATTAGTATGTTCTTCATTTAGATTTATTTATAGATCTGGACCAATATATAAAAGAGAGCCAGAAGCATCCGGAAAGGAAATAGAAAGTTATATCTGCAGCCCAATATGAACCTGTAGCGTCCATAATCAGCTTGAAGAGGAAGTCGTAGCCAAACGGCAGAAAAAACATGGCTAATAGTAGGGAAGTATCTTTGTAAAAAGTAAATCTTTTTATTCTGTCTTTGTAATTCATCAGGGTCCATGGGAGTTAATTAAGTTAACAATGTTCATCCTTGATCTTACCACAGTGGATACATTCATAGTCTCCATCATGGTCTATATCTGCAAACACATGCTCACACTGTCTGTGTTCTTGATGCTCAAACTCTAATTTCTTAAGCTCAATCTCATGGTGATGCTGTTCAGCCACTTTATCAGCTTCAGCTTTAACTACATGATCAATCTTAGTTTGTTCAGACGCTCGGCCCGCAGCAGCAACAAATGCATCAGGAATTAATGGAGCATATGGTTTGTTAGACTCTTTAATGTCATTAACACTACCTATACTAACACCATCTTCCTCGTCCATTTTCTGTACAAGCATCTTATCTTTATCTGTATCAGAAAACCAATAGTCTATAATCTTACCATAAGAACCAATAAAGGCTCCTAATAATAACATAAGTAATTCTTTCCATTCACCGGCCATAACAGCGTTATTAGATACAGCTACGAATATTCCAGCTATAATCATAATAAATGTTCCTAGTACTAAGCCAGTAATGTACCAGCGTCTAGTCATCATTTTACCTAGTAGTTCTTTAAATCCACCAGATTCTGGTTGTTTTTTATCTTCCATAAAACTTTTTTAGTTCTTAATAATATATTACCATTTTGGAGCTTCTTCTTTAAACTCATCACCATCTTTTTTAGGTTTAGCAGGAGCCGGTTTAGGATCTGCAGCTTTCTGATTAATAATAACAGTTTTACCTCCAGCAGGTTGAGACTGCTGATTAGAGTTAGTAATGTTAATTACAGGTGCAGCCTGTATAGGAGCAGCTTTATCTTCTCCACCAAATAAGGTTGAGCCTAACCAAGCCCCACCAGCCGTTACAACTGTAGCTATAGTACCTAATATTGTTTTTTTTAGACTAGAGCCCGTTGATTCTTGTTGTTCTTCTGACATAAAATTTATTTTATAATTATTGGATGTTTAACTTCTTTACCTGCTATATCTATAAAGATTAAATCATAATCCTTTTTAGGTAATGCAGATAGGTCATATACCTTTTTAGTAATAATATCAGTGGCTGTAAAGCCCTCTGTTTTAACAGCCTCATCTTTTCCAAATGGAATTACTTGTACTGAATACTTAGCTCCCGGAGTGGTAACAAACTCCACTGTAACAACATTACCAGTTTGACCTATAGACTTTATAGATGTAGCTGTAGATTTAATACCTAAATCAATGGTATTCATTATTACAGGAACATCCACCTTTCTACAGCTTAACGCTAATAGTGTTACTAAAAACCCTAACCCTAAAACTTTGTCTATTTTTCTCATAGTTAGAAATTGTTATAACCTGTTAATTTAATTTGTGAAGTATTTAGATTAATACCTAATTGATTTCCTTTAGCATCAGAAGCGTCCATAGTTTGTGACACTTTAATAGCTGTTAATATATTCACTCCTTCTCCTATAGTGCTAAACTTAAGTTTAAACGGAACACTTACACCAGTGAGAGAAGCAGACTTGTTCTGATCTAATGCTCCAAACTTTACACGACCATCTTTTGTATTAGCAAATACATACCATGTAGCAGGTACTGTTGGAATTAACTCTTCAAACTTTATCTTAGCAGGATCAAACGTAAACTCAAACTGTAAACCACTTACATTTAAACCCTTAGTATCTAAACCTACAGGTATTTCTATAGTGTTACTTGTTACAGTTGAATTTGTTAAGTTTACATCTACAGCACTAATATCATATGGAGTGTTAATCCATCCCCCAGTAGCTTGCACTTGAGTAGCCATAGTCTTAAATACAGTGTTTGTCTGTAAACTATTAATAGCATTAGTCTGTACAGAAGATGTACCCCCGGAAGATACAATCACCTGAGAAGAGTGAGATCTGTTTACATCAGCCCATAGAAGATACTTAAGATCTAATATAGCATTAGTACCTAAAGCTCCTGTTTTAAAATAAGCATGTGGTGTTGTAATATCCTTCCAGTTAGATGTAGTAATAGCTCCCCAAGAGCTGTTAGGATCTACATCAAATACAAATTCAGACTTAAAAGAATAATCTGTACCATTTGCTCTTATGTAAGGAAGGTATGTAGAAGTGTTATCAGAAGCTTTAGTAAATGTAGAAGGCACTCTATATTGTGCCCAGGTAGCATCAGCAGATAAATATTCTATAGGTCCAGTGTATAAATCAAACAATTGTATACTTCTAATACTACTAGGTGTAACACCTGTAGGGAATTTTCTCATATCTAAGTATAGTGTACTATTGCTAGTACCAACAGATACATAAGACCATTCCACTTGACCACCAACACTCATTACATCAGCAGCTTTCCAAGTAGGAACACTTCTATAACTAGTGCCTGCTCCTGCAGAAGTATAAGTAGTAGGTAATTTAAATAATGTATCTATTCCTGCAACCTGAGCTAGTAATCTAGGAAGGTCACCCCCATCTATTTTACTGTTGTCATTAATATCTGCAGCCAATAAAGACTGTCCAGTTTTTAAATTCTGACCGTTAGATCCGTCCAGACCCATAGAAGTAAACTCTGATTGAGCTGTAGTAAAATCTGATATAGTGATTGCACTATTGTATATAGTGTAAAGCTTATCCATATCATGCATAACACTAACATCATACACTTTGTTAGCAGCTAATAAAGATTGATTAACATCAACCGCTCCTGTAGATGTAACACTAAACATTTGACCTGTTTTAGCAAGTGTGTCATAGAAGAAAACTTTTAAAGGGGAAAGATTATATAAGTTAGAGTTTACATCTACATTAGCTGTTACATACTTACCAAAGTTTTGGTTCATTATAACAGAAGTAGATAATGGAGTTTCCATTAAAGTAGCTTCTTGATTTCCTGATCCATTCCATGCAGATACAAAGTTTAACTTAATAGGATTAAATGTATATGCCGTAGAAGCAGCTTTTAATCTAAATGTAATTTTAACAAGAGCATCATAACTAGTATAAGGCATTGCCGAATTAGTAGACCAAGTAAGTGTACTTCTTAAAATAGCATAAACATTGGTAGTACTATAGTTATAATTAGCATATTGATAATTAGTAGTACCATTTGTAGTGGTATTATTATTATTACCTGACGTAGCAGGAATAAAGTTATAACCTGGATAGTTATAATAAGAAATAGTAGGTGATGAATTCTGAGGAAGAACACCACCATTACCACCAGTACCTGTATGTGCAACAGTAACTAATTCAAAGTTATCTTTATCATACTGAATATCAAATAGTAACTGACGGGTAGTAGAGTTACTATTACCGTTAGCATAAATAACATAATCAAAGGTTGTACCTCTATCTAAAGATGCACCACCTACTGATGTAGCAGCTTTAAACTTGATTTGGCCGTAAGATAGTGTCACAAATATTGTAAAAATTGTGACAAGAAACAGTCTTAATTTACTCATTTTTTATCTTCTATTATCTTGGTTACTAATGAATTACATGCTTTCTTTAAAGCACTTGATAGGTTTTGATTGTTAAACTTACCTCCCTCATCTACAAGTAATGTAGACATAGAGATTTCATCTGCAGACTCTTCTACTAAGAATTTCTTTTCTAGCTTGCCGTCTTTATAATAAAATCCCTGCAATCTAATTACAACGGATTCTTTATTCTTATGTATTATAGATAGACTAGATTGTGTCTTTAGAACATCTAAATAAATTATATCTACCTTTAACATGTTCTTTGATGTAGGATCTAAAGAGATTTCTCTTTCTTGAAATACCTCTTCTAGGATGTTCTTAACACCAAACTCTAATTTTCTGTTACCAGCAAGATTACCTATCTGTACCTTGTTAGTGATAGCTCCTATAGTAATGTCTTTAGGGCCTTCATATGAAATATTACCAGGGCTGTTTTTAAATGTCCCGTCAAACTTCCAATTAAACTCATTAGACATCTGCTGAAGCTTTTCCTGATTACCAGAAAACTCTAAGTATACAGAATAGAACATTAAACCTATAGCAAAGATTAACCATGCTCCTACAAAAGTTAAAAAACCATAAAATATATACTCACGTATCTTATATAGCACTGTCATCTCTTAAATTTTTGCAAGAAAAAAGGGTAGAAATTATCTACCCTGTCCTCTATATTTACTAATTTTTTTAGCCTTAGGGCCAGAAGTTTTGTAAGCTCTCCCTGTTTTACGCTTACCAAAACTGATCTTACGACTGTCTGATTTTACTTTAGCCATTGTGGTTTTTTTAAATATTATACAAGTAATGTGTGAAACTCTTTAAAATGTTTGATACGATCAGCTAAACCAATAGTACCACCATTAACTCTTTTTGTGATCTTTGTAACCACTTCATCAGTGGCACCTGTATCTGCAATTTCATTAAGTTTATTCTTAGACCAGAACCATGCTGCAGAAGTTAGAGCATGTGTTGAAGCTACTGAATCAGGATTAACTGACATATCTACACCAATTGATTTACCAAATGCTGTATAGTTATCTTTACCAGTTAGCTGAATGTAACCACGGCCTCTAAATTTATAACCATCACCAGATGCTTCAGCACCGTTACCCATACGTCCACCATATACAAGATTTGCAATCTTCTCAGGCTTTTTAGCATAAGCAGCTGCTTTAGGTTCATCAATTGTACCGTCTGGACGCTTAAAATACTTTTTAAATATACCTACTAAGCCTTTAGCAGAGTAGTTAAGGTTTTCTTGTGTAACTCTAAATCCACCAGATTCATGACCAGCTTGAGCTAAGAAATGAGATAAACGTAATGCAGTGGTAACACCAAACTTTTCTTGTATAGAAGGAATCTGAGCAATAACTGTATCAGGAACATGTCCTTTTAAACGAGATAGGTCCATGATTAAGATTTAGGTTTGTAATATCTTTTTTTCTTTTTAGGAGCTGCTTCTGGTTCAGATGCAACTACTACTTGTTTAGCTTTAGGAGCTTCTTGTTTAGCTACTGGAGCAGCAACTACTGCTTTTGCAGGAGCTGAAAACAAACCTTTAAAAAACGCAATAATTTTCTTCATACTATTTCTTTAATTTTATCTTCCAATAAGATTGAATACCATAAGTGATAGGACCGTTAATTTCAGTACCTATATTCAATCCATAAATATGATCTTTTTTATTCTTTAATAACAATCCAGCACTAGCTCCTGTAATTCCAAGAGTTTGATTACCATTTATACCACCACCCAAAAACATTTGAGTCTTAGGCTTTTCATAATGCTGTATAGTTACAGTGTTAGTTATTGTAGGAATCTTATAGTTAGATCTCACTGATCTACCTCTAAGACTATTCTGGTTCACTGTATCTGTAATAGCTACATAACCAAGGGTATCTATTCTAATAGTATCTTTAAATTCTACAAGAGCCATATACTTACCTAATAAGTCATTATACTGAGCTAAAAGCTTAGGATAATTAGTATCAGCTATATATTCTGGAGGAGTGGCAATAGTGTCATGTAACACCTTACCCTTCAAAGTCATTGTCTTATAAATAGTTGTATCATGTACAGACCAACTAGTATCATGTACAACAGTTGTATCTGATTTCTTACCGCTAAAGTTTACATAGCCACAACCGCCTTGTTGAAAGAACAACACTACAATTAAAATAACTATAATTATACTAAGATACTTCATTTGACTTCTTTTTAAATGAGAACTTGTCTGCAGTATCACCACCTATAGCAGCTATACATATAAACATTACAGCATCTACTAAAGCGTCAGAAGGTTTAATATCTCCATGACTAAAGCTATTAGCTGTTAATGTTATACATAAGAATAACGCACACATAAAGCCTACAACAGGCTTAATGGATGTAGAGCCACGCTCATCTTTAAAAAGGTCTAAAGCCCAGTCTTTAAAATTCATTTTCTAAATTTAAATTTGTTATCAACTAAGACAGCATATATAGTCTCTTCTTCTCTTTTAGGAATAAAAGGTGAAGGGATTGTATTACTAGTCTTAAACATTTGACGTTCTATGTTATCAATACGGGTCTTGTCTATATTAGACTGAGCCATTAATAACTTTACATCAGATTTAATCTCGTTTACATCATTCCAGATGAGTAAACTAACTAAGGATACAAGTGTTGGGAATATCCAAGCTTTAAATGTACCTATAGAAGGATTGTCTTTAGTCATTTTTAGTTAAGATTATGCTGTTTTTAACACCTTAAACTCATACACTGATCCTTGAGGCTTTACTAAGCTGATAGTCAATGAGTTAGGGATGATTTTACCAGTTGAATCTTTACGTACAAAATAACGTAAGCCTGAAGGTTGTTTAACCACTGCTTGTCCAGCACCAGCTGCTACGTTTTGAGCAGGGATACTAATACTATCTGCAGGAATGTTACGTGGTGCCTCAACAGACATCATTGTACCCGGAATAGGGAAGCCTAAGGCGTCTTTTTGGGCATAAAACTTTTTAGCCATTGTATAAATAATTTAAAATATAAACTTAGAACATGTAGAATTTGTATAATCCCTACAATATAATATACGAAATATTCAGGAAATTATCTACATTTGTGAACATAAAATCTATATATGAACCAACAACAATACGCCAGCCGTTTAGAGAAAAAGCTTATAGACAATTTTAAAGAAGACTTTTTTAACAAATTTGAGTACTATCCTGTGGTTTTAACCAAAATTAACCTGATTACAGATGAATCAGATAAAGCGGCATTAATCACCTTGGATGAATTAGAATCTTATTTTACCCCATTTTTACCTATTAAGTACCATAAAGTGGTGCATTTAAAGCAAAAGCTTAGAATAAGAGAAATCACTGAGCTAAGGTCTATTTTCTGCTTTTTAGCTAGAAATATGAGCTACTCTCTTAAGACTATTGGAGAATATCTTAACGGGAGAGACCACACTACAGTTATTCATTCAGTTAACACCTTTAAAGATTTAATTGAAACCTGCCCCGTATTTAGAGAAAAGTATCATAGAGTACTAGATAACATTAAACAAATAAACAATATAACAGATGAGTCACCAATTATGGAACGTTTGCAGAAAATACAGCATTAGCCCTAATCAGCTGTACTATTTAGATAGTTGTAGAGAAAAAATTGTACCTAGCCAAGTTATTAATGCTGAGGCTCAAAGAGTTGTATGTGAACAAAGAGGATGGATGAGCCCTGATGGTAAATTAACAGAAGGGGCATTATATATTTTAGATGAATTTGAAACATTTTTAAAAAAGACTAAGTCTAGAATTACAAAAGAAATTTTAGGTGATGATTTTATAAAAAATGTAAATGAATACAGAGAAATGTTTCCTGCTAACAGACTGCCTTCTAAAGAGTTAGGTAGACAAATGCCTGCTGAGCTTACAAAGAAGTTTGTAGAGTTCTTTAAGAAGTACCCCCAATATGATTGGGAATTAGTTTTGGATGCAACGGATTATTACGTAAATTACTATAAGAAGCTAGACTATAAATTTATGGCTACTAGTAGTTATTTTATACTTAAAAATGACACGTCTAAATTAGCGGACACTTGTCAAGCTATATTAGATGACCCTAAAATATTAAATATTTAAAAATAATTTAGATATTTTTTGGAAGTTATAAACACATTTATTAACTTCACATCCCTCAAAATTACAAAAACACAGTGTATGACAGATTATGAAAAAGAGATAGAAGATAAATTCTATCAAATTACTATTCCTCTTAATGAGAAGAAATCAATCTACGGGATTAGTTTAGAAGGTTTTAAATTAGCTGTTAATAATTTAATGACTAAAGCTGTTCTAGAAGGAAAGATAGAAACATTAAATGAAGTTAGAGTGGATCTTAAGAACATTGTAACCACTTTATAATGTCAGAACAGAAAGAAAGACTTTATGGTGCTAGAAAGTATTCAGAAATCTTAACAGAGACTGCTAAATACGTAGATGATAGACGTAAAGGAAACATTAAATCTTTACTAACACCTTGGCCTGGGCTTAACAAAGCTGGTGTCAACGGTATAGAATGGGGCTCTCTTATTACAATTGGTGCAAGACCTGGTGCAGGTAAAACACTTATTGTAAGTCAGATTTTAAGAGAAGCTCGTAAGTTAAATCCTGGACAAGAATTTAACATCTTAGAGTTCCAATTTGAAATGGGAGCTAAACAGTCAGGCTCTAGAGCTTTTGCTGCAGAGACTGCTCTTGACTATAATCAAATCTTAAGTACTACACAAGCTCTTGATGACTATAGTTATAATTTATTATTAAAGTATATTAAAGAGACTGAATTACTAGAGAGTCAAGGTATACATAGATTACAAATAAATAATCCTATTAACAATAGAGAGATAGTAGATGCTATTAAACAATTTTATGTTGCTCTTGGTAGCAAACCCTTAATAGTGACCATTGACCATAGCTGGTTAATTAAAAAAGCACCAGATGAGAGAGAGAAAATTGCTACATTGTACAACACTGTAGAAGCCTTAATGCAAGTTAAGAAAGAACTTCCTGTCATCATATTTATGGTCACACAACTTAACCGTACAATTGATGAGCCGTCAAGAAAGGAGCCAGGTAAAATTGGTAACTATCCTGTATCATCAGATGTATTTGGTGGTGACGCTCTTATGCAAGGATCAGATATGCTAGTAGCATTGAATAATCCTTATAAAGCAAACATTCCTTTATATGGGCCTAAAGAGTATGATGCTAAAAAGAATCATATCTTTATGCACTTACTTAAAGTGAGAAACGGATCAGATGATAATAACTTACTATTCATGGATGCTAATTTCAATAGACAGAAATTAATAGAAGTGGCAGAGTTTGACTCTCAGAATCCAACAGGTACATATCAAAGACGTTCAGCTAGAAATCAAACAGCTGGACAGCAATTTACAACAAATCAATTTCAACCTTAACAAAAAACAGATTATGTCAGATTTTAATTTTTTACAGTCTGCCGATGAGCAGAAAAAAGAATGGAAGCGTAGTAAGCTTGAAGCTGTACGATCCCATCATAAAACATTAATTGAAGATCTTGGTATTAGTATCACAGACTTCAATATGAAAATGCCCTTCCATGATAAATCAGGAAGATTAGTAGTAGGTATCTTTTCATCAGAGTTCAAGAAAGAAAAAGGTTTCTATTTTGAATTAGTTACTAGAGAGCTAGACCCTGCAGACGTTAAACGTACAGTGTATAGAATCCCTTATAATGCAGCTTTTGAAGAAGAGTATGAATTAAATGAGAAAGGTTCTTATTTAGTCCCTATTGAACAACTAAGATCTGTTAATCCTCAGTCTATTGCTATTAGTAAATATGCAGCAGTTGAGAGTACACAGAACATCTTTACAACAAATGCTAACCCGTCTTTAAAAGACATGCCTATGTATCCAGCACCTGCTTCTATGGATTCATCAGATGCTCCGTATAGTGAGATGACTATTAGAGATTACTATGCTATCCATACAGGTAAGCCTGTAAGTAGCAAGAACTGGTTAAACGAGCTTATAAAATCTAAATAACAAATAATAACAATCACATGGCACAAGGAGTATTAATTATTGCAGAGTCCGGTGCAGGTAAGTCTACAGCTATTGAGACCCTGGACCCAAAAGAAACTTTCATCATTAATGTGGCTAACAAACCGTTACCCTTTAAAGGATGGAAGTCAAAGTATTCTATATGGTCTAAAGATAATCCTACAGGTAATATGTATGATAAGTCTAGCACCCAGAATATTTATGCAGCATTACAGTATGTAAATGACAAGCGTCCTGAAATCAAAACCATAGTGGTAGATGATTTTCAGTACATGAGCTCGTTTGAGTTCTTTGAAAGAGTAGACGAGAAAGGTTATGAGAAGTTCACTCAAATCGGTGCAGGTTTAGCTCGTATAGCTAGAATGCCTAAAGACTTGAGAGAAGACTTAACTGTATTCTTCTTAACTCATGCAGAAGAATCTACTGATATGGATGGTAAACGTAAATTAAAAGCAAAGACTATTGGTAAAATGGTTGATGAAAAGCTTACTTTAGAGGGATTATTCTCTATAGTGCTTTACGGTAAAGTGAAGAAAGGAAAAGATGATGTAATTAGATATGTTTTTGAAACTCAGACTACAGGTGATAACACATGTAAGTCACCTAAAGGAATGTTTGATACCTTTGAGATAGCAAACGATTTAGGTTTAGTAAAAAAAGCAATCACAGATTTTGAAAATTAGTTAAACGTTTAACATTTATAAAACAAACAGTATGTTTAGTACAAAAGGACAAGAAGTAAAACAAGGTGGTGGAGTACAGAAGTCTCTACAACCAGGAGTAAATTATGCACACATCTTTAGTGCATCAGTAAGAGAATCTAAAAATACAGGTAAAAAAGCTCTGGAATTAGTTTTAGAGGGACCTGTATTAGAAAACTTTGAGGGGTGGACTATAGAAAAAGGTAATGAGAATGGCCCTAAATTTACAGGCCAATCTGCTAGAGTGTCTGCAAGTATGTGGATTGATTCTTATAATGAGACGAGTCCGTCTAAAAATGAGATTATGAACAAGCTTAGCATTATTGCTGTAGAATTGGGTTTAAAAGATGAGTTAGATACTATCAGTGCATCTAGTATTGAAGACTGGGTTGCTCAAGTAGCTAAGTTATTAAAAGGAAAGAATTTATATTTCTTCCTTAAAGCTCAAGAAGAAGAGTACAATGGTAAAACAATTGTTAAGTTATCACTTCCTAAGTTTAAATTTGCAAACGCAGATGAAAGTAAATTAGAGAAGTTTGACAAGAATAATCAATATCATTACAAAGCTTTACAGACTAAGCCAGTATCTGGTTTTGAGCCTGTAAACGAAGATTTTAACATGTAAAGTCTTTCTTTCATATACATTCTGAGGGGGGAGTTTCTACTCTCCCCAATTTTTTTTAAATTCTTAGCTATGTTTAAAACTAAAAATCTGGTACATGATATAAAGGATGTACCAACACCT